GCCTCAGACGGCGCATATCCAGACTGGATTAAGACCGTCATACCAGCCTCACCACCGCGCCATCTTCTTGCGCTTCGTTTATTGCGTTTATCAGACTGATCACCTGATCCCGCCCGAACAGATCGCCACCCGTCAATTGCAACGCCACTTGCGTCGGACGGCCACCACCAGCGGCAGGAGCAGCAGCCGCCGGGGCTGCGGCGGCACCGGCTCCACCGGAGGCAGATGGAGCCTTGATGCCACCGCCCCCGCCCCCCGGCTGGGTAGATGCAATGGTTGCGATTTGCGCCGCACCGGCTGCGGCTTGTCCGATGGCAGCCGGAATGTTGAACGGATAAGGCAGCGAGGTGTAGGTTTTCGTCACAGCCTGCGCGGTGTTCATCACGGCTTCTGCGATGCTGAATGCCTTGGCGATGTTGAACAGCTTCTTGCCGCCGACTTGCGCAAGCTGGGCAAGGCCACCGAACATGGTTGCGGATGCTCCCAAAGCCTGCTGAGTGCGCATTTGTTCCAATTTAGCTAAATCTTTTTGAAGCTGCTCATCCAGCTTGTATTTCGTATCGCGATACTGTCCATCAAGCCCTTGCTTGTTGCGATAGTATTCATCCAATAGCGCAAGGTCTTTTGCATATTGATTGCGAAGCATTTCCTCTTCGCTCATCATGCTTTCATTCAGGAACGCAACACGCTCTGCAAGCAATGCCTGCTCTTGTGTCCATTCCTCTTTCAATGCAGTGAGCCTGTCTAGCTGTTCGCTGCTTGGGCCAACTCTAGGTTCTGAAAGTGTCGGCTCTTGCGGTGGCAGTTGCGGCTGTGCAGGTGGCTGCTTAAACAGTTCCTGCATATCACCTTTTGCTTCCCTATTTACCCCAGTCAAAGCATCACGCAAGGCTTCCGCGTGTTTGACAACGCCAGCCATCCTACCTGCTGCGCCTTGCTCGCCTAATTTTTTACGAACAAAATCAGCGAAAGACGACACAGCATTCGCCAAGCTATTTAATCCTCTGGCAGTAGCTGCTGCGGCTGTTCCAATATTTACGATGGCTTCAGATATTTCTTTCGCGGCAGTTCTTACCTTATCTTTATCCTTAACCCATAAAACAAGTTTTTCGCTGAACTGCTCTAAATATCCAATCAATTCGGCAGAAACCAAATTGATGACACCTTCCATTGCACTTTTGATGCGAGACAAATTATCGTTAAATCGCTCCGATGCTTTACCGAATTTAGTCGATATAGTCTGCCCAAGATTGTCAGCCTCATCTCCCATGCCTTTAATGCCAGCGCGGCCAGCGTTCATCAGCGGAATGAGAACAGTTGCCGACCGGCCCATCAAGTCATAAGCAAGCGCCGTCTTGCGTGCGCCATCCGGCATTTGCGAAAGTACTTCCGCAACATCCATGAAAACATCATTGGTATCGCGGAATGTACCGTCTGAGTTTTTTACAGCAATACCAAGTTCAGTGAACTTGTCCGAACTTTCTTGCATGTAGCGCGACAGATAGGTGAAAGCCGTAGTCAAGTCACCAAGCGATGCGCCAGACAATCGTGCCGCATATTCAAGGCGTGAAAGGTTCTCGGTTGTGGTACCGACGCGCTGTGATGTCTTGGCAAGATTGTCTGCGAGATTGATGGCGCGCTTGCCTGCCACGAGCAAACCAGTAGCAAGCGCACCTGCACTAGCAACAGCCCCAACTGTGGCTTTGGCAGCAAAACCGGCAAGGGCTTTGGTTGCTCTTCCAATGCCTTTTGTCAGCCCACTATCGTCAGCCGTGATGCGAACTTTAACCTCAGGAAGTGCCATGCTCTATATCCAGTCTAGAAGTTCGTCCACATCGGATTGCGTCAGCTTGCCTGCAAATTTACCAGCCTGATCGGAACATTTCAATTCGTACTCAGCGTGCCATTCATTGATCGTCATGTTCCAAAATTCGCCCGGTTGGATGCCCCATTCCCGCGCCCATAGGTACATGCTGTTCCAGTCTAACTTGACGCCTTCGCTTTCTGTCGGGTCTCCGATGACTGGGGCGCGGCTGGGGCTTCGGCTTTTTTTTGATCACGTTCCCCCGGCGTGAAAGCGGTAAGCACTACCATCATCAATTCGCCAACCGCGTCCTGATCGCCGTTGATGAGTTCTTCGTACACATCATCTTCAATGACGCCTGCGCCTGCCGCATTGAGCAGCTTCGTCAAGACGTATGCGATGTGGCTGATTGGCGGACGGCCTTGCGAGGTGCGCACGGCAATGTCGGTCAGGCTGATGTCGCCCATCTCGATTTGCCGCATTAAACGCATCGTCGGCGTGATCGTATAATCACGACCACGCCAACTGATCTCAAGATCACGAAAGACTGCCATTAGTCAGCCGTGTAGGTGATTTGGCCGGACGACTGAATGTTCGCCGTGAAGGTAATCGTATCGGCCTGCTCACCAGACAGAGCCAGCGAGGTCAGCATAAAGTTGCCGGTGAATTCACCGATGCCATCAACGTCGATCGTGTAGGCTTCCAGCAGCGACGATGCCGTGCCGACAGCCAGCGCCAAGAATGTGCCGTCAGTGATGACGCCTTCAACATCCGCATCAATCGAGCGAACGCCTGCATCGGCAAGCATGGTGCGCCATCCGGCGTCATCCTTGTCGGTGATGTCAATCGGTTCGTTGTTGATCGTCATGTTATCAGTACGGGCACCAGCCACGGCAGTCGCACCGCGCTTGATGCGGAGTTTGCGGCCAGAAAGTGCAGCCATTTATCTTCTCCTTTACGCGGCCACTGGGCCGACGATGTTAGAATATGCCACGGTCGAGCCTTCGCTGTTGGTGGCGGTGATTTCGGCCCTGATGTAATTACCAACATTGGCTGTGGCCAGCACCAATGTGGAAGCAGTCTCGCCAGCCAGATCAGCCCAGCCGGGATCGTTTGCGTTGGCCGTCGGGCCTTCTTGCCATTGGACAGCGTAGGTAATGGTCGCATCACCTGCCCATGTGCCGTCTGTCGTGGTGAGAGTTTGGGTATCAGCAACTGTGCCGGTCACTGCTGGCAGCACCGTGTTGTATGGCGCAAGTGTAACACTAAGTGTGCCACTGCTTTCCATATTGGCGGTGAAGGTGATTGCATCGCCTTGTTCGGCTCCAAGTGCCACGCTCGTTAGCATGAAGTCTCCGGTGAAGGTGGCAACGCCATCAACATCAAGCACGCTTGATGCAATCAGCGCAGATGCCGTGCCGGATGCTGCGGCGATCAAGGTTCCATCTTTCAGTATGCCTTCGACATCGGCGCTGATTGAGCGCAATCCAGCATCTGCAATCAACGTACGCCAGCCTGCATCGTCCTTATCGGTGATGTCGATTGGCTCATTGTTGATTGTGAAATTGTCAGTGCGTGCGCCGACTACTGCCGTGCCGCCTCGACTAATCCGTAGTTTGCGTCCTGAAAGTGCCATCGGTGATCCTCAATATTTCAAGTGTTATACCATAGCACGCGATACAGTAACAATATGCGCTTGGTCTTGCCGTCTGGGTCTTTGCTCTGCGTAGAGCTTTCCAATTCGGTTGTGATATGCGTTGCACCGGTGATGTTCATATCGGTGCGCCGCATCCGCGCGTCGATGGCGTCTGCAATCGCCTCGATGCCGAGCCACGATGTATCACGATCCCAGACATCAATCTGCACAAGCGCATTGCCGCCGATCTTGTCTTTCGTATCGTTCGGCGTGATGACATTTGCGCCAATCGTAACGAAAGGAAAAGCTGCTTCGCTTTCGCTATCGGCTTGTTGCGGCACATCAGTGAAGATCGCCACAAGCGGCGAATAGGCCGATGACAATAGCGAGGTGACGCTGCTATCGTTCAGTCTATTGTATATGGCTTGATGAAGTGCGGCGGCTTTCATCGTGCTGCCTTTCTCAAAGCGTCCTCGATCCAGTTATCAAACTTCGGACGTGCTGTCTCGATAGATGGTTGCCACGAAGGACGTGGATCAATTCTCATCGTGCCGAATTCAAGATAGTAGGCATAGTCAAGACGCGATCCGATTTCGATGGTTAGCGGATTGATCTTGGATGTATAGACCGACGAAACCAGCGTGCCGGTATCTGTTGCCGGTGCTTCGCCTGCCGCAGACGCGCGATGCTGCTTGCCACGCCTGTTGTATATCTTGCCGGTCTTGGGGCCGCGCTGAATGCGCCGCTTCACATCTGACGTGACCGTCAGGCTCATCTTGTCGATGGCCTTCGCAATCTCGCGCTCTGCATCTTTACCATACTTGCGCAAAGCATCAGCGACGGCTTGCGTGTTCTGAACCTTGATTTCGATGCCCTTCATGTAGCCACGCCTCCATCGACGTAAATTTCCAGCCACTTGTCGGCAAACTCGATGTTGTTCAGAAACCGCACATTGTAATTGCGTGATCGGATCACGATGCGGTCCTTCTCTTGTATGCTTGACGTATAGCGTACAACCAGCTTCAACTTCACATTGGCTTCCATGCGGTCAAAGCGATATTGCTCCGAGCCAGAAAGCGGCATAACCCAAGCCCGCGTCGGCGATCCCGATACGGCTCCCCAGCTTTGCGACTGCCCGCCTGCGCCATCGCTTGACAGCGTTGCTCGCTGCACGGTGATTGGCTCGCTCAACTTTCCGGAATGGATGTCGCAACACTTCATGGCAGAAATTCCTGAATGTTGAAGCTGATCGCCATATCAATAGCCGTGCTGGTGCTTCGCGCCATGAAGCCGATGTCAGTCAATTCGGGGAATGGGCCAAGCGGCGTTGAGAACACAACATTGTGCAAGCCAGCGACTTGCGTGAATTCCTCGACAACACGCATTCCATCATAAGGCGCAGATGCTTGCAGAATGTTCTGACGCTGGAACATAACCACATTTGCCTTCTTGTCCGCGTCACTGCTGATGTTCATATCGGTAATGATTGCCGATCTGTTACGCGGGATTGAATAAACTGCAATCTGCGTCTGCGCTCGCGGGAATGTGGTATCGAATATCGTCGCCCAGTTCGTGCCGCCTGCTGCGTTCTCGATGACGATTGATCCGGCGTGCGATCCTGCCGTCTGGCTGGCATATGTACCAGACTTTGATACATAGGCGCGATAAAGCCGAATGAATGTCTGCTGCGTTGCTGCGCTTGCGCTTGCGCCTGCCGTTGCGATTGTTTCGGTTATCTCGCTGCCACTTGCGTTCAGGCCGATGACAGTGATCTCGCGCGCGCCCGATCCTGCTGCGGTATCGTTTGCGTTACCACCTGCCTTGATTCGCAATGCCGTGGCATTGGCCGGTTGCGGCGTGCGATAGATGCCGCCAATAGAAACTGGCGCATAGCTTGCGCCAACAGCAGAATTGCGTCCGAATTTGTGAATAGATCGCGCACCGACAACGATGCCGCGCGAAATATCTTCTGCCGTTGGATAGGTCATACTCGCAGCGTCCTGTAGCTGTCGAATATGCGAGATGCGCCAGACTTCCTGAATGCGTCTGCCGGATCGCAGTCATCGCCACGATGCGAATACATATAAGCGGCAAGCTGTTTGATCGCACGTTTCTCCGGTGCAGGTACGTCATCGCCCGATGCTCCGTAGCCAGCGACATAGACAATCTCGATGGCAT